ACGGCACAACTTCTGGTGTTGTTTCTTTGCCGTCGTTAAAAGTTATGATTAGTTTTCCACTGTTTCCAGAACCGCTAAACTTTTCGTTAAGTTTACGCTCAACTTGTTGACGCTCCATATCTGTTGGTATTCCGTTAGAAAAATTAACCATACAACTAGGCATAAAGTTGTTGTCTATATTAGCTAAATGTAGCTCTGCAATAGACATATCTAATTGAATGTAGTCAGTGCCACCAACGTAGTCTGGTATGCCATAATAGAATGATTGAGGATTGTATTCCTTAACTTGCATTAGTTGACTTGTCTCTGTTCTGTCTTCTGGATTGAAAGCCTTAATAATTCTTGGCTTATACTTTCTTATATTGCTCCAGTCATAAGAGTAATAAAACTCGTTAACGTTGCCGTAGCTATCAGCCTTGCCAGAGCGTATATATTGAGCTGGAATGTGTTTTATTTCATGGATAGCTGTTTTAGCCTTATTCCAAATAACGTTGATGTAACACGTTCCAAATAGCTTTAAATCAAACGCCAAGTTTTTTATTGTGTTTCTGCTTCCAGTTTTTAGTAGTTTATTGAACTTTAGATATTGTTCTTTTGCGTCGCCCTCTAGTTCGTCTTTGTCAACAACGTCTAGTCCTTGACACGTTCCCTGCTGGTCTCCAGCAATCATAGCTGAGACACCTTTGATAATAGCTGAGTTTATTCCAGAGCCAGTAAACAATTCAATTAAGTATTGTGGATATAAATTGTCTGCTCCAAAATATATGTACTCTTTGTCATCTTTTTCAACAATGTGTGGAATGTTATAATGTGCTAACTCAACCACTGATAAATCATATTTGTTTTTCTTTTTAGCCATTATACATAGGTGTTAGTTAAATAAACTTGTTGTTGTTGTGTGCTTTCATATTCTGTGTAATCAACAGCGTGGTTGTCTGGGGACGTGTTATATAAATTGCCTAATCCCATCCAAGACAATTGCAAACCACTTGTGTTCAAATTTGAAGACGAGTTGTTTTTGTATATTTTTACATCATAAAGTCCGTATGGAAAGTCCTTATAGCCTACATAAATAATACCAGCAACAGGTACATTGCTTGCTGATTGATGAGCTGTGTAAAAAGTCATTTTAAAATATCTTTGTTTATAAGTTAAATCTAATGACGTAGGTATAAATGTAATAGACTTATTTGTTTCTTGACTTGTTAGTTCAATAAGTGGAGAGAAAAAGAATATGCTATCAGGGTCATATAAGTAAGAATCGTAAAGATTTACATATATAATATTCTCTCGTGTGCTACTTTTAACTCTTGCAATTCGTATCATTGTTCAATAAAGTATTTATCGATAACGTCTGGCATAATTTCTTTTACAATTTTTAAATCGTTTTCGCTTAAGGCATTTATGTCAAAAATTATGTGATTCTCTTTGTATTCGTCTTTAATCTTCCAAGCCATTTTTAATCTTTACTTTTTTTACTTTTTGTTTTTCAAAATAGTTTGGATATTTTTCGGATAATGACTTTAGTCCATTTTGTCCAATCTCGCCAAGTGTTAATTTATAACCTGTTGGCTTGACGTTTAGATATTCTTTTTTTACTACTATCATGACATTGTTTTTTTATAAATATAAATATTTACCTTTTGTTTACAAATAAAAAAGGCAACCGAAGTTGCCCTTTTTAAAAAACAGAATAGAAAACTATTTTAAGCTGGTGTTGTACCAGATGTTATTGTGATGTTTGCTGGCGTTGTAATCGAGTCAAAAGGATAGCTCTCTTCTGCTGGATTACCGCTTGATTTTGCAACAATATAGTTTTCAGTTTCTTGAGCTGTAAACGTTAGAGTAAAGCCACTTAAGTCGCCTTTTGCTGTACCAGTCGCCATAGCTCCAGCCGTTACTGTGCAACCGAATCGAGTTCCCATAACAAAAACGTTGTCGTTAGCGTCTAAAACAAACACTTGACATCTACCTTTTAGTAAAATATCTAAAGCGTTTAAGTCTTCTTTGACAATTTTTTGCAATTGAACTTCTAAAGTTTGCTCATAAAATGATGTTCCATTTTCATCACTTGTTGTAAATGTTGACGTGTAACCAGAAGTATTTGCTCTCAAGTCATATTTGTATAATGTAAGCTCTCCAATTTCAGTTATTTCATTGTCTGAAAAAGTGAACTTATTAAACAAAGTTTCGTTGTATGGAAGCAAATAGATTTTGTTTATGCCGCCGATGGAATCCTTGCATGGAACGAGTCTGCCAGAACTGAGGTCGCACGAAAAATCGTATTTTTTATTTGCCATTTTTTTTTCTTTTTTAAGTTAAGTAAAAGGGAGGTGTATTGCAACCTCCCATTTAACAATTGTTATCCTGCATAAAGTACCATGTCAGAACCAAACGCGTAGTTAACGCCAGCGTTAAATCGCATAATCATTCTAACGTGGTCGCTTCCGTCAAGTTCAGCCATGTCTAAAACACGAACTTCACTAGATGAGCCGTCCGTTCCAAAGAACATATTAGACGTTCTTCCAGCTATCATTGTGTTGTCAGCTAGTCCTGGCGCATGAGCTAAAGTGATTCCAATGTACTGTAAAGGAATATCGCCTTGTGCATTGTATAAGTTAGCATAACCAAGTTTAGCTTGTGCTTGCATATAGAATCTATAAGCACTTGTTGGAATCCAAATTTTTAAATCTTCTTTGCCAAAAACTGCATTTGGTATTGCGTCCATTACTTTGCCAATTTCAGCAACAATATTATCAGCATCTAAAGTAGTTGCACCAGCAACGTCGTTTACATCACTGTCAGCAAGTAATAATTTTCTAAAGCCGTCGAACTGTCCGTTTGTGTCAGTAGTTCCGTCCCAAATAGATGTTTGGATTTCCGCTGAAACTTTTTCTGCTGTTTGAGCAATTAAGTAATCAGTGAACTCTAGTGGCAAAGTGCCGTTTAGACCAGCCGTCATGTTTTGTCCTTCCCATGACTTTAAAAATTCTTGCTTACAAACTTGTGTGTTTACGTCTAATTTTTCTGGTGTTAAGACTCTTTCTGCATACGTTACTGTGCCGTCATCAGTAAAAGCACAAGTAGCGTCAGAAATCAATCCGTCAGTTGTTCCGCCAACTGTGATTTTTCTTAGATTAGCTTTATAAGTAACATTGTTTAAAACTGTCAGTTCGTTGTTTGCGATAGTAGGATTTGAAAGCAACGCAGCTGAGATATATCCAGCCGCAGCCTCTCCTGCATAATTTGAAGTTACCGACTGAGTTAAGTCATACTTCTTAGATAAATTCTTTTTCATTTTTAAAATATTTAGTTTTTGTTTACGAAATATGCCACTCTTTCTTTAACTGAAAGTTTAGACAAATTAATTTCTTGATTGTTGTTAACATTTGGCGATACATTCACGCCGTCATTAGATGGCTCATTTTCTAAGCCACTAAACTTTTCTTCTATTGAGTTTAGACGTGTAATGATTTCGCCCATAACGTCAGTAGATAGTTCTGTTGATTCTTTAGAAAGCTCCTCCGTTTCCTCAGCCGCTTTGTCGCCAAATACAGCTTTTTCTAACTCAGCAACTCTGTCTTTCATTTCTTCAAATGTTTTTGCCCAGTCAGTTTCTTCCGCTTCTGATTCCTCAGCTAACTCCTCTTTGTTTTCTTCCTTAGACAACTCCTCCTCTACAACAACTTCTTCTTCTACAACTTCTTCTTCTCCCATTCCAGCCACTCTACTTTCAGAGTCTATTCTAATTTTTGAGCCGTCTTGCATAGTGTATATGCCTTCCGATAAAGATTCAACCTCGCCAGCATCGTTTATCACATAAACTTCCGCACCTATGTCGAAACTTTCTGCGTCTGTTGCTATGACTCTAGCGTCATCTAGTATTGCTTCTGCATACATATTGATTTTGTATGTCTTCTTATTTGATAGCTTTAAAAGCTCTTTGATTTTTTTTATTGAACTCATGTCGAATCTTTTTTTATATATATTAATAATTGGTTGTTGTTCCTTTTCAAAATGAAAAACTATCGTTTGACAGTTTTATTTTTTATAGCCGCACACACTTTTGCCGCCGTTTCTTCATTGCCATATTCAGCCATTTGGTCTCTCATACATTGTTCCCAGTCATACTTAGCTAAATAGTCAGAGCTTGTGTATTTCTTTTTCTTGTACTTTGCTTTCTTTTTTCTTTTTCGCATTAGCTCTTGGTGTGTTTTGCAAGCCATGAAAAAAGTTTCTCCGTCTATTTCGTGAGCATGACTTCCAATACAATCAAAAAATAACTCTCCATAAAGCTCAGCTTTTTCTACATCTTTATAGACTGGTGTTCCGTCTAACGTTTTGTCTGGCTTTAATTCAGCGTTTAAAAGCACGTCTTTGATTTCTTCTAAGACTTCTTTTTGTTCACATTCTACGCACTCCTCAGCTAAGTCTAAGATGTCTTGCTTTTGCATTTCAACAGCTTTGTCAACGAAGTAGCCTTCTATCGAGAAGCCTCTGAGCTTATTTTGCTTCACTTGTTCCCACACTTCATCGTTGTATATTTTCATTTTAACAAACCAACTTCCAATTGGTACGTCTTGAAATCCATATAAATTACTTTTGTCTGTTTGGTCTTCTTTTATCCATGTTTCAATAACACTAACACCACTAACGTCTTCTTTGTGTTCTACTGTTGCTTTGTTATTTTTAAGACCATTCATAAATAATTCTTGTGCTTTTTCTATTGTTTCTTTAGAAAAGAAAACTAGATACTCTCCGTCTTCTTCTGAATATCTTGGAATCTCTTTTTCTGGAACAAGTGCCACACCTACCAACATTCTTTTTTCTTCATCTATTTTTGCTAATGATAAAAAGTTGTCTTTGTTAAGTGCCACCCAGCCACGTTCTATTGCTGGATTTGCTACAAGGCTAATAGCTTGTATTCCAAAAATATCTTCTGTTTCGTCTATTAATAATTCAACTAATTTTGGCTTCTTCATTTTACTAATTTTTTATAAATATATTTAGCTTAGTTTTGTTTATAAAGTGGCTTGCGTTTCTAGTTCTTCCTGTAATGCTTGAGCGTTAGAAATATCGTTCTCAATAACATAGGCTTGCAATGCTGTATCTGCTCCAGCACCAACTAAATTTTCTGTTAATTGCGATGGTATCATTGACGGAATATTCTCTGTGTCAACTTCTGGAACATCTCCTTCATCGCCTCCGACGTTAGCTTCCGCTAGTGCGGCTTTTGCTTGTGCAATACCACCAACCACACTTGCAATCATTGAAGCCATGTAACCAACAATCAAAAAGGGAGCGGCTGGACCACCTGCACTTGCCGCCTCTGATGCACCTTTTACAGCATTACCAATAGCCATTGCGCTATTTATTAGTATTTGTGCCATAGCGGCTCTCTGTTGGCTTCTAAGCGCTTCTTCTTCTATTCTAGCACGCTCATCTTCATATTCTCGTTGTGATATGTTTCCAGCTTCTAATTCTTCGTCTAAGGCTTGAATACTTTTTTGTGCGTTAGTTTGTTGTATACTAGCCATAGAATCCAACATTGATGTTATAGAATTAATAGTCATTGAAAAGGCTTCTGCTAAATCTTCTCCAAAAATTTCATTATCTAATAACAATTGCGCCATTTGTTCATTTGTTAACTCGCCTACTTCTTCTAAAGTATATCCTAGCATTTGCAAATCTGTTAACAATTTTTCTCTAGTAGCATCTACTGTAACTGTAAACGCTTCTGTCTCTTTATAAAACAATTGTAAAATTTGGTCCATTTGCGTAGCATAAAGACTTGTGGCTTCTTCGTTTTTTTCTATTAACTGTGCTTGTGTTATAGTTTGCTCGTCCAATAACTTTTGATTGTTGGCTTTAGTTTGGTCTAATAAAGTTTTGGCGGCGGTTTCTGCGTTAGTTCTTTTTCTCATTGCGTCTTCATCTCTCAACTGAGTTTCAGTTAGTAGAGAGCGTCTAACTTCGTCAAGAACGTCTTGTGATGACCTTATTTTTTCGTCTGATATTTTCTTTTCTTCTGCGGCTTGCCTCATTCTTTCTTCATGACTAGCTTTTTCAGTTGCCGCTATTTCTCTAACGATAGCGTTAATTTTATTGTTAAGCTCTATTTGTTTAGTTCCAGATTCTTGTCTAAGGTTTGCAACAGCTATTAATAGTTCCGCTTCTCTGTCTAAGTCTGCGGCTGTGTTTTCTCCCATAGCCATTTTCTCTTGCTGTATTCTAAGCTCCTCCTCTGCGTTAGCAACTCGTTTGTCTAATAAGTCTTGCTCTATTTGAAACGCTGCTCTAGCGGCATTTAGTCTTGTTTCTTCGTCTTTTGACAAGTCTTCTGCAATCAACTTTAACGCCTCAACTTCTGCTCGTCTTTGTGCTGTTTCTACATTCAGCTCTCTTTGGCTATCTCTTATTTTTATTGTTGCATCAGCTAAATCATTAGCTAGTTTTATTTCTTCTTTTATTTCTGCTCCAATTCCTTTTAAAGAATCAGTCATGTCTTTAGCCGCTCCTTTAAAGTCTCCTTTAAATACTTTTATAACACCTCTACCAAAACCAGCTATTCTGTCTGTAACTACTTTAATTCCAGCACCAAGTGTTGCAAGTGTTTTTTCTAATATTTCTGCTCCGTCTTTTGTCTGCGTAAAGTATGTTACAAGCGAGCCTATGGCTAAAACAAACGCTCCTATTCCAGTTGAAAGCAATCCAACATAAATAGACTTAAACATCTTTTTAGCTGTTCCAGTTGTAGCTACAAAGGCTTTTTGAACACTACCTAAATTAGTGCCTAAGATGTTAACTTCTCCCCATGCGTCTGTCAAGCTAGATGAAAGACTGTCTGCTTCTTTTTTACTTTTCTTTATATCAGAGCCGAGCTTGTCCATTTTCTTTCCACCATCTGACGCTCCTTTAACATTAATATTTACATTTATTTCTTCCGCCATATTATTCGTTTTAGTTCTTTAAACATTCTTTTAAAACTTGTGTGTTTGTAATTTAAGCCATATAAAAAGTCGTACTTTTTATTCTTTAGCTCTATTGTGTTTATTATTTTAATTTGTGCCAACATAGTTATTGAACACAACTGTATGTGATTTTTTAGTTCCATATTAAATTGTCATTATTTTGAAAATATAAAAAGCCTGCATTTTGCCATAACGCATAGCTAACATTATAACCTCCATTATCAATGTTTGGAAGTCTTTGCACGTTTAGTTCTACTGATAAGCTCCACGCTCTAAATGTGTTTGCTTCGCTATCTTTTAAACCAAAAGTTAATTCGCCATTGTCTTCTTCAATTAATAAAGTGCAAGAGCTAGCTATTCCTGCTTCTGTCATTGAAAACTCTGGTGTGCCTCGTATTGTTCCTAATTGCGTAATTGTGCCATTTAGATTTTTAAACGCTGTGTAATACGCTAAACTTTCTGTTGTTCCTAAAACATAAGTTGCATTAGTTCCACCAACGACAGTAACAATAGCATTTATTCTAATCATCATGTTGCTGTTGTTAGGTATTGTCATTCTTGGCAAATTGACATCTCCTTGAACATAAGCGTAGTTTTGCGTCGTGCCTTCTGTATAACCAGACAACGCAAGTCTATGTATTTCCCCTTGCACTTGTGGTTTGCTAGCGTTATTAGATTTGTTTTTTATCACTAAGTCATCGCCTAAAAGTGGCATTATAGGTTGTCCAAATTTTGTGTTGTCAGTTCCTGTGACAAACGTTGTGTTTCTTCCGCTAAATTTTCTTGCTATAATACTTTTTAGATTTGAGCCATTAAATAATGATTTAGCTGATTTTTGACTTTGCAACAATATTGGCAAGCTACCTGTATTTGCAAAACATGGATATAATGGAGCGTTAGCGTCAAAAAAAGTGTAAGGCGTACCACCATAAGCGTAACAGCTTTGCTCATCAGCAAATAGTGTTCCATCGCCACAAGCTGTTCCATCATTAGGACAAAAGTTCACAAAAACACCAACAGTGTTTTTATACAAAAAATCGCCTGTGTATGTGATAGAGTCTAACACTTTTAACAAAGTAACTTTGGTTGAAGCTTGTCCTCCTATTTGATAGTTTTGTATATTTATAATTCTCCAATAAGAATTTCTTATAAATATCTCATCACTAAATGAAAAGTCAAAAATGTCTGTTGCATCTAAGTTTAAATAACATTCTAAAACTCTAGCGTCTTCACTATACAAATTGTCTAAGTATTTTTTCCAATATTCAAAGTACAATGTCTTAGAAGTCCAATTCATTGCTCCTTCTGAATAATTAAAAATAGTAAGGTTTGGAGCTGGTGGTGGAGCAAAACCCCAGTATAAACTTTTATTTGATTCCGTTAAAGTGTATTGGTGCGACGAGCCATCTGGCACTATATCGTATGGCGTACAAACAGGATATTTTGTAAACTCTTTTGCGGCTGGCAATTGAGAAACTAATGTATAAACGTGGAAATAATAAGACGTAGTATCTGGAGAAGACGGACTTAAATTTGTTGTTACAGATGTTGGAGTTCCACAATAATAAAACAACTTTGGTTTAGTGCTAGACAATTTTGGTGTTGTAATACCTTCGTCGTCTGTTTCGTAACCTATTTCAAAATGAACAGCCATATTTTTCAAATCTGTGTTGTTTAGATTTGTTGGTGTTTCTCCTATTTGTTGATTTATAAATGGAGCAAAGATAGAGTCGTTTTTAAGCTCTCCACTTGCAAACTCATTAAGCACTTCTTCAATTTCTAGTTTTCCAAACACATTAATCTCTGGCAAGTCTTCTCGGATTGTTTTATTCATTAAGTCTTCGTCTTCCAAGTCGCTAAATTTAATTGCCTTTTTTTGTAGCTTAGTTGTGTCTGTTATTATAATCTCTTTGCTTAAGTCTAATTTGTCTGTCCAAAACTTTGTACCTCCAGAGCCAATATAGTCGTCGTAAGGCTCTATAATTAAGTTAGAGGGGTCTTCTGGATTTGCTGTAACTACTAAGTTAAAGCGTTGGATAATGTCTTTTAAAAACGCTTTCTGCGTGATAGTATCTGGAATACAAGCTGGCACATCTACATTACCGCCAACTATACTTGTAAAGTTATCTGTAAAAGACACGCTAATATAAGAATATGCGTAATCTCCAGTAAAGTTAAACAAGTACGGACTAAAGTCTCCCATTGTAACACTAGCTGGCGTTCCTGCTGATACTAACCTAACTTGAACTGGTTTTAAAATAATAATTGCTTTGCCTCCAACTGGCATTTGATATAAGTCTAAAACTCCATTTATGTAGACTTCTGCTGAATTAGAAAAGTTTACGTTCACTCCAAAACCTTGATAAACTGTGTCTAAATCTGGTACGTTATTTGTCTCGTCCCATCGCACTAGCTGTACAGTTATTCCGCCTTCACTATTAAAACAACCAGAGCAATTAACAAATTGTGCTTGTGTCGTTATAGTAACAGAAGTCATTTCTAAACTTATTCTAGTTATAGTGTTGTATGTTGTGTCATAAATTCCACTCGGATTGAGGACACCACTTGGACCAAAGTCGTTAGCTTGAAATATAGCAAAAGGAAAGTCGAATCCTGCACAATTGCTAGAGTCTGCTACTATCGGAACAGTCCCCCATTCTTCATCGTTTCCACCTAATAAATAACCATTTGGATTTGACGAACTATCTTCAACGGCTGGGTGTGCTGTTTCTAAATCGCTTCCAGTTGTCATAAATAGCTTACTAAAATACTTTTCACTAGCATAAGTGCCAGTGCCATCAATAAACGCTGACGTGTAACTAAAACCAGATTTAGCAAATATCAAATTAAATATAGCTTTAAGTTGCAACGCTGGACGAAATTGTTGCATTGGTGTTCCATATTGTGCCGCATTATTATTTGCTGAAGGATTACTCATATTCATATAAGTATTGGCACTGCTAAAATAAGCTCCGTCCATAGTAAAAGACAAAGGATATAGAACTTTGGAAACACCTGCGTCAGTATCTTGCAAAGATGTTCCAGCTTTGTTTGTTAATGTTCCTGTCCATGAATTATAGAGTGTATTATTAGTTGCAGTTGTGTAATTAAAAGCATGGTTAAACATATCACTATAAGTACCATCGTCATTTTTAAATAAATCTTTGATAGTGTTTTCTCCAACTACATTAAACAAGTTTATAATATTAGATACAAGCACAACTTCGTATGTTCCAGCTTTTTCATAGACTGATTTTAATTGCAACAGTCCTTCAAATTGTGGTGTTGTTCCATAATACAAAGCGGCTTCAAATCTTGTTCGGGTGTTATATACTAATTTTTCAAGATTAACTTCATACCAATTTTGGAAGAACTCATTGTTGCGGTCTGTAAACGGCAATTTAAAAGTTTGAGTAAAACTAGCTTTTTTATTTTCTGGATTTTTAATGTCGTCAAATTGATAGTTAACAGAAATATTAGGCTCTTTTTGCAAATCTAATTCGTAAGTGTTTACAGAAGTAGAAGACGCAGTCTCTTTTCTATATGCAACTAATCTTAATTTTGCCATTATGAGTTTGTGTTTATAGGATTACTATACTCTATTTTTATAGTGTATTGAATTTTCAATTTGTTGTTAGCTTTAGTTTTTCTAACTATTTTATTGTCTGTAACCATTACAGGAATAGTGTATTCTGTGTCAGCATTTTCTACCATAAAAACGTCTGTTGACATTAAAAGATTTTCTAAAAGCTGTGCGTCTTCTTCTGTAATGTAATCAGTATTAAGAGTTTCTACTCTTGTTGCTTCTACTTCTCTAACTTTTTTTGCGCTTTCATAATTTTGATATGAATACTCTGTGCTGTTAAAATCTCCTATTAATTTGCCATAACTGTTTCTTTTAACTTCTAAACTTTGTGTTGATTTCATATTAAAAGTAAAATAGTCGTAACAACCTAAACTATTAATCCATGCTAATCTCCTAGACTTAAAGCCTTTACAACTATTTTGTAATTTGACAAAGGAATAAACTTTTGATTTTTGAACAGCTAAATTTGTACTATAAGCAACTACTGTGTAATAAGACCAACCACTATGATTAGATGGTCTTTGAGGATTTGAGCCTCCATCGTCATAACCTTCTAAGTTAGCTGGACCGCAACCAAAATACAAGAGTCTTTCTTCATTTGTATTTACTTCTCCACCCGATGCTGGCGTTGCTCCACCTGTGTTGCTAATGTTTTCTATGCTTGCCGCTGAGCCATTTTGTGTTCCGTCAGCATCATAATAAGTTATTACAAATTTTTGTGGTGTACTATTAAATGTATCTTCTCCATTTAAAAAACCTAATGTGTGATAGTCGCTTTCAAGGACGTGTGACCTTATTGTTGTGAATCCAGTTTCTTCACTAAACGATGCTTGTAAGTCGCTTAAAAAAAAACTACTCGCACTATTAAGTTGATATTTTTGAAACACTGTTCCTTGAAAATATGTGCCACTAGTTCTTGGCGTTTCTAAAGGCAATGAAGCCGCTATATAGTATTTTGAGTTATCTTGCGAGCCAGTTGTGTTTTCTGTTGGCACAGTAGTTGCTGAGTCAGAAAAAGAGCGATATAATTTGACATAAATATAAACAACTTGATTTGAACTTTTGCTTAATAGTTTGTCTGTTGCGTTAGCTCCTAAAGTATGTATTGAATTAGTTGTAGAATTTTGGTCTGCGTAAGTGTGTTCTAATTGTGTGTTGACTATGTTTCTTAAATCAAATGTAGTGTAAACGTTAGACGTGCCAGTAGCATAGCCATTGTGTCTTTGTTTTAACTTTCCTAATAACGTGCCACTAGCATCGTCTAGTCTAATTTCTAAAACAAACTTAAAATAAAATAAACCAGATATGTCTGTTTCTTTTGCTGTATAGGGAACAATAGGTGTCCAATTTGTTATGACTGGAACTTTTGCCGCTCCTTCTACTGGTCTTTGTGGAAGTGATAATGCCATTGTCTTTTTTTTATATTATACTAAATCGTCTTTTAAATTATTTGCTAAGTCATGTGCATAAGCTCCTTCTAAATTTATATACATCTTAGCTAAGTTTTCTGCTAGTGGTTTACTAAAGAATCCTTTACCAACCGCTGATTGATGTTTGCCACCTTGTCCAAGTCCTGTTTGATATATCTTTTTAGCAATAGCAAACTTTAAGCTATTACGAGATACAAAACGTCCAGCGTCATCTCTAGTTCCCTCTATTCCTTTTTTTATTACCCATTTGTCAATTGCTTTAGGCGGTATCATTGTATAGTTGCCACTAAAAGCTGGCTGATTTCTAAAGCCAAATATAGCATTAGCAAAAGGACTATTCAATTGTCGCCTTTCATTCTTAACACCTTTCACACCAGTATCGACAAAACCAGCATAGTCTGGCATAGTAAACCTTACAATAGGTGTCTTGTCAAAGCTACCTATGACAGAGCCTTTGATTTTAGATGCAAGGTCTGTTGAGCCTCCAAGAATCTTTTGTGCGTCTGATACTTGTTTTCTAGCAAAGCCTTGCAATACTCGTATGGAATTACTAAAAGCCATTATTGTCCGTCGTTCATATCTTGTGGAACATCACAAAGATTGTTAGTATTTTGACAAGTAATATTAAACGTCGTACCCCAGCCAGTTAGACTATTAGCAAAACGAGCTGTAAATGGTGTGCAACTTAAAGGCATTTCAATATCAATTCTAGCGTCGACATAACTTCCAGTCTGTATATTTTGCCTAAAGTTTGCTATAACATCTTTTAAAGTAAGTAGTGTCTGAGAATAAGCGTCTATAAGTGGACGTTTGTATTGTGATAATTCAGCAACCTCAATGTCTTCATTTACTTGGTCTGCTATTAAAACGTCTATTGAATAAGTTATAGTTTGTTCATCTACAATTGCACCGACTGGTGTTGCGTGCATTAATGGAAACAGATTTAAGTCCATTTTAACAATGTCGACTTCTTCTAAACTTCGTGTGTAAAAACTATGAATGTTCTTATGATTAAATTGTATTTCGTACAATATCGTCATTATTTGACGTATTGTCATATTTCTAAAAGTTTTATTTAACGATGTTGCCATGTCTTTCTTTTTGTAGTATAAATTTATCTTGCTTATATGCAAGAAATGTTAATGCTTGATAGATGCCTATTTTAGTCACTGCATCTATTTTAGTTATATCTCCTCCAGCCATTTCGTAAAGCAAAGCATACCAACCCCATTTGTCAGTGTATCTGTCTTCTGTTGTTACCCTCCGCTCTTGCTTCGTTCCTTTATTCTGGACAATGTCTGTTTTTTCAAATAGTTGCGAGAATCTTGTATGAGTGGCTTTTCTAAATGAAAAAAAAAATTAAGAACGCCTATTGCTTCTCCCATTGGAAACTGCAACATTGCCTCTTGTTTTTCTGGTGTTGGGTCATAGTCCTCCACATTATACCTTCCCCATCTATCTACTTCAACTGTTTGTTTTCTATACAATACAGCCATTATTTTATGTAAATTTTCAACAGCATCTAAAACATAATTCTCTAAGTCTACAAACTCTCCAGTTGTCATTTCTGACATCTTAGGCATAAGAGAATATGTAGTGCCATTAAAATCTAAATGCCTTTTTACTTCTATGCTTGAGGGGTCGTCTTTTGTTAGCTTCATTAATATAGAGCTAACCTTTTCTAAATCAGCCAACGCAAACCCTCTCAAATCCTCTTTCTTAACATTGCAAAACAACATTATCATTTCAAACATCTTTTGCTTTTCCTTCTTTTTACTATCTACTAAAACCATGAATTTTTGGTATTGCTCGATAGTGATGTCGTTCCAATTCGTTGGAACTTTAAGTTTTATCTGTTTCATTTTTTATAAATATAAAAGTTAGTTTTTTGTTTTAGCTAATATAATACTTGCCAGAATAAGACACCATTAGCTTATTTAAACATACATATCTAACAGCATCTATGGCGTGATTAAAAGCGTCTATTGGCTTGTTAGTGATTTCGTTGTTCTTGTCTTTAATCCATTTGTAGTTCCTAAATTCTTTTATAGCATTGACACTTCTTTTAGTAATATTTAGCTTGTGTCTTTTCATAACGTCTATGCCTATTCTTATAGAGTCTGCTCCCTTTCGTGCTGGCTTTATATTTATGCCAGTGTTCATTCGATAGATTTCTTCAATACTCTTAGGCTCGCTAGAGTCGGCAAAACATTCTGCTCCTCTTTGTATTTGCAAGTCTTTTATCTTGTTTCCAATATCTTGATTTGTTAGTCCTTTTTGATATATAAGCTCGTCTACATACAAGTCTAAGTCGTGTTTGTGTACTGACACCAATGTTGTCGGGTCAGCTGAATAGCCGAAGTCTAAGCCATAAGAAACTAGATTTGCATTGTCTGGTACTTTGTCCACTATGTTAAATGACGGGAAAATGGTTTCAGTAGCCACCCCACGTTGCCCTTCGCCAAAAACCCGCCATAAATTTTCGTCCACTTCTTTTAGTCTTTCAATTTCTGCTATTGTAGATTCTTCTAAGAATGGATTGTCTTTATAAGTAGACACAAAGAAGTCTACGTCCTCTCTGTCTGCGTCTATTATTTGTGTGTATAACCAGTGATATTCGTCACTAGGATTAAAGTCTATAATGATTTTAAATGATGTTCTCAGTGCCAATTGAGTGTAACTATCAAAGTCAAACTCATTGCACTCGTTTAAAAACAATATCTCTCTTTTACGACCACGCACCCTCATTGGCTGGTCAATGGATATAAACTCAAAATGGTTGCCGTAAAGATGATATAAAGCACTAGACTTATTGTGGTTTCGCTCATCGTATAAATTCTCTTTTTTAAGTATGTCAAAGAAATCACGCATTGCTGTTCCCCTTAATGCTGGAAAAGTCTTTCTGGCTATTGTTATGTATAGTCCTTTGCCTTTGTTCTTATACGCAAACTCTATTAGTGCTAACAATATAGAATACGTCTTTCCGCTTCTTGTTCCGCCTTGTAGAACGCATATTCTTTTAGTTGAGCTTTTTACATCATAATATGGCTTAGCTTGTTTCTTCATCGTCATTAATCCAAGACGGAGGACTAGCACTCACATTGACGTTTTGGTCTGGCAATCCTTCTATTCTGTCTAATATTTCTTTAATTGCTTTGAGCTTTTCATTATTATTTGAGTCCTTATGGAACGCTATTTGTATTAACATCTTTGCTATTGGCGAGCCAAAGTCTCCCAC